CATGGGTCCAGCAATTGCACAAGCTGCAAGTGGTGGAACTGGAGTAGCAAACTGTGTAGTTCAAGAAAAAACTGCACTAGGTGTAACATCTGGAAATACTTTGGATATTCAAATTGCTGTCACAACTAACGCAACTATTGATTCTAGCTGTACTATAACATTCGAGTAAATTAATGCCTGAGGGCAAAGGTTATGGTCCGCAAGATACCGCTTCAATAGGTAAAAACCTTAATGTAATTGGTAACCACGCTTATGCTTTTAGCGGCGTATTTGGCACTAGTAATAGTGAATTTGAAATGCTCAACTTTAAAACTGGAGCATTTTATACTGTAGGTAGATTTACGTGCAATGGTGCCGCACGTATAGATTTAGTTGATGTTGGAGCAATTGCAGTATTTCAATTAAAGTTAAACGGAATTATTGTTTTACAGTGTAAAGTTGATACTAACGATAAAGACTCACCCAGTCAAACGTTTATGGAAGTAGTTCTTCCTCCATATACTGAAGTCATACTTAGCGCTACAGCAAGCGAAAATACAGATACTGAAAAAATGAGCGTTAGTTATACAGGTAAAATTTACAAATGACACTTTCGACGGGGCCGACCCTGAATTTCTTTGGTGATCATGTATTTGCCTGGAGTGGTCTAGAAGCATTAACTGCAGGTGGAACCACAGTACTAGATTTTATCTCACCTAATAGGTTCTATAGTGTCGTTACTAATGTCTCTTTCGATTATAGCGGATGTTCTGAAGGTGATGCTCTGTCCTGGACTGTTCAAGGTAATGAAGAGGCACTACATGTCAGCAAGTTCCTAATAGAAACTGCAGGGATCGGGCCCCAATTCCCAAATCTATACTATACGATCCCGCCAAATACAGGGATCAAAGTTATAGCTCAAGGAGTTTCTGGAGCTATGACTGCAGTCGTAGAAGGAGCTATGATCATCTAATGCCTATGCAGTATTGTCCTGGTTGTGGTATGAAGTTACAAGAGCAATTAACTTTACCCTCTGGTAGAATTCTAAAACGTAAACCTAAACGTAAACTATCAGCCTGGAACAAATTTGTTAAGGCTAACAGTAGTAAACCAAGATTCCGATTAAGATCAGGTTCACCGAATCTAAAAAAACTAGGTGTTGCATTTCGCAAAACACCTGCTGGCAAGAAAAAGAGGCGATAATATGCCATCTAACTCTCTGAGAGTAATGAAAAGGGGGGGGTAAATTGCCCTACGCACTTGTTCCAAAGGATTACACACTAAAGAAAGTTACAACAGCTCAAAAAGCTGCAGTCGATGCAAAGAGAAGTCACGATAATGTTATGTCTTTGATAAGTAATCCTGAAATAATTAAACAAATAATTGTTACTGGTTTTGCATTTTTAGCAATTCGAGAAGGTAAAGAAGCTTTAGATGATTTAAAAAATTTAGGTGTTAAGATTACTGAAGATGTAGAAAGTGCTTATACTAAAAAGCGAGCTATTGGCGGTGCACCTGTAGGACTTAGTTTTGAAGCAATAGTAAAAAAATTCCCTGAGGTACTTGCAGAGTTGATACCATGAACTTAGGTGCATTAATTCCATTATTAAAATTAGCTCAAGATGTTGGTTTAATGGAATTCAAGAAAACAACAATATTTGAAACTATAAGACCAAAGAAATTTGAACCTGGAACTATTACTGTAAATCTTGAGCCTGGCGTAGTTTCTAGTTATGTAGAACGTGAACGAGTTAAAAGGATCCTACGGTAATGGAGATCACCACAGTTTCATTATTGCTTTATTTTGCCGCTTGGTCTGTATTTTATGCACTACTAAGCAGATATATTGCACGATTAAGTAAAGATGAGTGGGTTCGTTGGGCCAAAAGTAGAGAAAGTGACGAAGAGTTAATAGAAATTTTAGCAGGTGTGATAGATGAAATCGAAGACAGAATGCACGAAAAGCTTGAAACATTCCAAAGTTCCTTTTTTGGCTCAATCGGTGCTGCTAGCAAAAAAATTGATGATGCAACAGGACAAACCACGATCAAAGCGATCACTAGAGAAAATCCAATAATGGGTTTTGTTGCTGATATGTTAATGAAGCGAAATGGTGTCCAGGGGTTACTAAATGCCACACAAAGCCCCGAACAAGGGGTACAACAGCCCAAGAAACGCCTTGGACTAGACACTAGATAGTGTTATAACAGTCTATTTTAGTAACATTGCAGGGCTCAGAAGGTCACTTATAATATTTCTGAGCCCCTTAGTTACCTTTCTAGTTCTCTATCCTTATCCTTTCTTAGAAGTTAAACCCCGCGCTAAGCCCAGCCATTTAATTGTACTAGTACTTTTTGACATGCCATACATAAAAATAAATGTGCATGCTTCTTTTCTACAGAGTCGGAAAGATATTCTTGTTTACAAAGGCTGCAGGCTCTACGCATTCAGCCAATAACTCCCATCTTCTGCAACGCTTAGTTCCCAATACATGTCTGTATAGTCTTTCAAAAACTCTTTGTTTCCTTCTTCTATCATAGATACTAAGTCTTTGATTACCTTCGCATTGGTTTGCCAGTTCATCTTTATGCCTTTAGGAGAGGCAATGGAATAGAGAGGGTGAGAGAATAGGAGAATAGTAACGGAATACTTTTCTCCCCACTCTGTTTCTACAACTTTTGGATGATCCAAAAATTTGATGCTTGCTTTTTGTCCAGGTTCAATCGCCTTCATTAATGATGGCTGACCAAACGTGTACTTTTTGTCACTCATATAAACTAAAACTAAGGATACTAGAATATAAAGAAACTACCCTATACTCAAGAATAAGTAAGGCAATACTCATTAATGAGTAGAACTTATATAGCAGATTCTTAATACTAGAAATACATGGTCGCAAGACGTAGAAAAGCTTCTAGGCGAAGAGCTCCTAGACAATTTGGGATAAACGTAATAGAGACAGGGGCAGCTTTAGCACTCCTGGAACAAACGAACGCAGGTTCATCAATGAAATCTTTTTTAGCTGGAGATATTAATACTGGATTATCAACACTATCTAAGTCTGCTAAATCCAATAAACAAGCGATCACTAAGACATTAATCGGAGCATTTTTAGCAAAAGCTGCAGTCAAATCCTTTTCAAGAGGATCACCTGTACTAGCTTCTCTAGGACCAATTAAGGTAAGGGCATAAACATGGCAATAGTAGTAACAAGAACAGAAGCAGCATTAGCAGCAACAACTAGTTTTCAAAGCATGAACAATCAGTTCGCATCTTCAGGACTTTCCCTGGTTGTGCCAACTGGAGTATCACAAATATCTTCTATATCAATGGGAGTAAGTACCGTCGGAACTGGGGCAGATCTGTGTTCAGGATTTAAATTAACAGGTACGGCGCTTCAAGAGGGTGATGCGGTTTTCATGGGTCCAGCAATTGCACAAGCTGCAAGTGGTGGAACTGGAGTAGCAAACTGTGTAGTTCAAGAAAAAACTGCACTAGGTGTAACATCTGGAAATACTTTGGATATTCAAATTGCTGTCACAACTAACGCAACTATTGATTC